GTGGTTAATGACATTTCACAGTGACAAAAATATTCTTGTTATTGCTACAAAACAAGAAGTGGCAAAAAATCTTGTTACAAAAGTTAGAGTAATGCACAAAGCTCTGCCAAGCTGGCTAAGACAGAAATGCGTTGAAGATAATAAACTACAGCAAAGATATGTAAATGGATCACAAATAAAAGCTGTATCTTCTACAGGTGAAGCAAGTAGATCAGAAGCACTATCACTATTAATTTTAGATGAAGCAGCATTTATTGCGAATATTGAAGAAATATGGACAGCATCACAACAGACACTTGCAACAGGTGGTAGATGTATAGTTTTATCTACTCCAAATGGTATGGGTAATTGGTTTCACAAGACGTGGGTTGATGCAGAACAAGGTACAAATGGATTTAACTTTATAAAACTACACTGGACAGTTCATCCTAGCAGAGGTCAAGAATGGAGAGATGAGCAAAATAAATTACTAGGTCCAGATATGGCGGCTCAAGAATGCGATTGTGACTTTGTAAGTTCTGGTAGAACTGTAATACCTGGTGAAATAATAAAGGCAATACAGGACCAGTGTTCAGACCCTATAGAAAAGAGATACAACGATGACATGTGGATATGGAAGCATCCTAGAAAAAATAAAAGGTATATAGTTGGTGCTGATGTAAGTAGAGGTGATGGTGCTGACTTTTCTGCTTTTAATATATTTGACTTGGACACATTAGAGCAGGTAGCTGAATATAAGTCTAAAGAGACAACAAATAGATATGCGTCAATATTAAGGTCAATAGCAACAGAATATAATGATGCACTACTAGTAGTTGAAAATAATAACGTCGGATGGGCAGTACTCCAAGCGATTATAGACCAAGGGTACGATAATTTATTTTGGATGAGAAAAGATCACCAGTTTGTAGATACAGCAAAGACATTTTCTAATAAGTACAGAGCATATGATAGAAATATGATTCCAGGATTTACGACGTCTTCTAAGACAAGACCACTTATAATTGAAAAAATGTCACAGTTTGTAAGAGAGGGTAGTGTAAAGATTAATTCAATAAGATTGATCGAGGAATTATTTGTTTTTATATTTAATAATGGGAAGCCAGAAGCTTTATCAGGATACAATGATGATTTAGTAATGAGCTTGTCAATATCTATTTGGATAAGAGAAACAGCCTTAAGGCTTCATAAAGAGAATTTGGAGCTTACAAGACAAACAGTATCACAAATCGATAGAAATGATGGTGTGTATAAGTTTGAAAGTGATGAAGACTACGGCTGGGGCATGAAAATAAAAGACCAAAAAGAAGATTTAACTTGGCTAATATAGGATAAAAAATGGCACAACAAGACACATTTTTTGATAGAATAAGAAGGCTATTTTCTACAAATGTAATTGTAAGAAATGTAGGTGGAAAGAAATTAAAAGTAGTTGATACTGACAATATACAGGCAGGATCAAAAACATTAATGGATAGATTCACAAGGCTTTATACAACAAACAAGTCATCAGGATATCAGTACTCTGGCGAGATGGCAAAACATCTAAAGATTCAACTATTCAGAGACTATGAGGCTATGGATGATGATGCTATAATATCATCTGCCCTAGATGTGTATGCTGATGAGTCTACAATGAAGTCTGAGTATGGAAATGTCTTAGAAATTAAAACTGACAATGAGCAAATAAGAGAAATATTAAACAACTTATTTTATGATATATTAAATATAGAGTTTAATTTATGGCCTTGGGTAAGAAATATGGTAAAGTATGGTGACTTTTATCTTCACCTGCAAATAAAAGAAGACTATGGAATAGTAAACGTATTGCCAATGTCACCTTATGATGTTTCCAGAGTTGAAGGAGAAAATCCTGAAAATCCTAATGAAATAAAATTCATAATTCAGGGCGGTGACACAAGACACATAACATCGACACCAGTAAAGACAGAGTTTGAAAACTTTGAAATAGCACATTTTAGACTACTGTCAGACTCAAATTACATACCGTATGGTAAGTCAATGATTGAAGGTGGTAGAAGAGTTTGGAAACAGTTGACTCTTATGGAAGATGCTATGTTGATACACCGCATAATGAGAGCACCAGAAAAGAGAATATTTAAAGTTGATATTGGTAATTTACCGCCAAGTGAAGTCGACACATATATGAAGAGAATTATAGACAAGATGAAAAAAGCACCTGTAATCGATGAAAAGACAGGCGACTATAATTTAAAATATAATATGCAAAATTTAACTGAAGACTTTTATCTTCCAGTTCGCGGTGGTGACAGTGGTACAAGTATAGATAATTTACCAGGCTTAACTTATGAAGCAGTTGATGATATTGAGTATTTAAGAAATAAGCTTTTAGCATCACTAAAAATTCCAAAAGCATTCTTAGGATATGAAGAACAGGTTGGATCAAAAGCAACATTAGCAGCAGAAGACGTAAGATTTGCAAGGACAATAGAAAGAATACAAAGAATTGTAATAAGTGAGCTTACAAAAATAGCAGTAGCACACTTATATTCTCAGGGATACACAGATGCAGCACTTGTTGACTTTGACTTAGAATTGACAAATCCTTCTACAATATACGAGCAAGAAAGACTAGATTTATGGGAAAGAAAAAACAGTATAGCAGAAAATATGAAGAGAGAAGGCTTAGTTTCACAAAAATGGATATATGATAATGTATTTAATTTTACAAAAGACCAGGTAGAAGAAATAAAAGACGAAGTAGTAGAAGATAAAAAAGAAATATTTAGACTTACTTCTATAGAAAATGAAGGCCATGATCCTAAAAAAGCAGCAGAAGAAGGTCAGTTTAAGAGTGATGGAGAAGAGGGAGAAGTAGAAGAGGACAAAGATGATGAAAAGCCAAAAAGAGATATAGAAGACAGAGAAACATACGGCGTAAGAGATGTATTAGGCAAGTATGACTATACTCATGCTAAGAAAAAAGACAATAAAAACGCAATAAGGCATAAATTTAGAAAAAGCCCACTTCATTTAGCTCACTACGACTCACTAGTAAAGAGGTTTGATAAGAAAGAAACAAAAATGCTTAATGAAATAGAAGAAGTAGATAAAGATCTTAATGGAAATGAGGGCAAATAATAACTTAAAATAAAATTTCTGTATATTTATAAATAGAAAAATTATCAAAAAGTATGGTGTAGTATGAAACATTCAAAATACAAAAACACAGGGCTGCTATTTGAGCTTTTAACTAGGCAAATCACAGTTGACATTTTAAATAATAAAAAAGACTCAGCAGCAATTGATATATTAAAAACATCATTTGGTAAAAAGACTGAACTTTTTAAAGAAAATCAGCTGTATAATGTAATATTAGAAGCAAATTTTAAAGAAAAAGAAAAGGCAGAATACCTTATAGAAGTTACAAGAAAAGCACATCGTAAAACAATAAACAGCAAAAAATTAAATTTAGAAAAATACAATCTTATTAAAGGTATAAAATCAAATTTTCAAATAAAAGAATTCTTTCAGTCAAAGATAAAGAATTACAAAGTTTTAGCTTCTATACAAAATACATTTTCTGATTTAAATCAGCCAATAGAGCAGACTAAAAGCCATTTTACACTAGTGGAGCACATGGCAAAAGATAACAAAAGTAAAGAAGAAAATTCTGTAGACGCACTAAGAAATGAAAATAAAGACTTAAGAGCTTTGACATATAAATTCTTAGTAGAGAAATTTAACAAAAAATATAAAGGCCTTACTGTAGAACAAAAATCAGTTCTAAAAGAATTCATAAATAATGTTTCAAATACTAACGGCTTAAAAGAGTACATACAGTCAAAGTATAAGACTATAGTATATGAACTTAAAAAGTCATTACCTTCAATAGATGATCCAGTTGTAAATATAAAGATTAAAGAATGTATTAATATTATTGACAAGAATTATGATGCTATTGGCAGAGATCAAACAAAGCATGTTTTAAGAGTTATGAGATTCTATCAACTTTTAGAGGACGTCAAAAATGCAATTAAGTGAAAAGCATCTTAATCAGCTAAGAAAATTTATAAGACAAGAAGTAGCAAAAATTAATGAGCTAGACGATCTTGAAGAGCTAAGTACAACTGCAAGTGCAGGTGGCCAATACCAGACTCCTTACGCTTTTAGAAAAAAAGAAAAAGATGACGATGATTTAAAATTAAGCAAAGGTATGTCTGTTGTAAAAGAAGCGACATATTGGGAATTTAGAAATAATCCAGATCTTTCTAGTAAGCAAAAATTAGCAAAGTCTATGTCTAATATAAGAGAAGCACTAAGCATGATAGAGAGGTCCATTAAGTATAATGTAAAACTTAAAAAAGAAACAAAGATGGGTTCATCAGACTATTACAAAAGAACAAAAGTTGCATTACAAAAAATATCAGAAAAATTAGTTAGGCTTTCTCATAAAGTAAAGGATTTATCATAATGAATAAACAACTTCTAGTGGATG